ATGATTTAAGATAGTCATTATCTTGATAACAGAGTTCAATTGCTTCTTCCTCAGTTACTACACGATGACTAGATATTGTCTCGCCTAAATGTAATTGACTAAATTCTTTTGCTTCTTCCATAGTAACCGTGTCTAGTGCCCATTCTGTTTTACCAGCTGGCACTTGCACACAATATCTATGTCTAAACATTTGAACAGTTTCAACCAAGACCCACTCTGTATTTACACTTTTTTCTACTTTTGATAGGATTACGGTTCCGTCTTCTTTAATATCCCATTTGAGTTCATCACCTTCTTTCCAATTAAGGTCTTGAATCATTTGATCAGGAAGTTGTACCGCGGCTTCACCATCTTCGTTTGTAAAAACTTCTAACTGTCCGTATCTCATTTTATGTACGTCTCCGCATATTGCAGTGCCATTTCATAGTTTTCAAAATTTGAAACAAAACTATGTCCCATGTCATTGGTTACTACAACAAAATATTTTTTGTCGTTTTCTTTAAACAAAATACTACGCTTAGTACTCGTCTGAAATATCTGTAGGGGCTTCATTTTCGTTTATAGTTTCTTTCCAATCAAAACCTATATAGTATTCAAGCAATACTTCCATTGCTTTTTTATAGCGTTTATTCGCTTTTAAATCTTCTTTTTGGTATGCTTGTAGATCGGGCTTTTTGTCCTTTAGTCGCTTAATATCTTCTTTTAAACTTTTGTAGTCCTGAATTAGGATACTACGAAAAATGTTATCTACTGCATCACTACTAAGTTCAACCTTCATCATCATCTCCCTCTAATTTAATTTTGTCTAAATCCTCTTTGATTTTAGCATATCGTTCTTCACGTTCTTTTTCTTCTTGAATTCCATGCTCAGTTAATTCTACATCACTTTCGCAATAAGGACAAATCTTTTTAGGTTCTTTTTCACCCTCTTCATTATCTTCAGGCCATTGCCATTCAGCATCATAACTTTGACCAGTCCATTTACACTTAGTGCATTTGTGTGTAGGCTCTGGTGGAGGAGGTTCGTGATGCCAGCTATCCTCATCTCCGTATTCATATGTAATTTCATACCCACCTTTGCGGTCTGTCCACCAATCATCATACTGACGATCCCATTCTATTTCGTAATCGTTATTCCAGGCATCTTGTATAATTGATTCTATATCGGCTTCCCCTGATTCTACTTCTTGCCAAAGTTTTTCTAGTTCATCTTCATCCATATCTGGATAAATTAATTCCAAATCATCTTTGTCCAACTCATAAGCAAACTGACTGTCCACTTGATGCCATTCATGTTTCACTATTGTTACCATATTTTTTCCTTTAGGCTATTAACCATTCATCCTCGGTTTGTAAAATCAACGTTTCTGATCCATCATATTCGTCTATGCGAAACTTTGCACCTTCGGATACCCAATGAATAACTAATCCGTCAGCACCACCAAAATAATGATCGTTCCCATAAAATTTTTCACAATGTGCTAAAATTCTATCACGTGGCCAGTCGAGTTCAATCATCTTAACGATATCAGGATCAAACAATAATTCTTGGATACGATGCCAGCTATACCATCCAGCACCAAAGCCTGTTGATATTAGCACTGCAACTTTACCATCCCTTACTAATTTACGCATTTATTTTTTTCTTAATTTTGCACACTTAGCCTTTACCTCAATTGGTGTTGAGTCAAGTTTTTCTGCTAACTCACAATCATAGGTAACACTATATTTTTCAATATCATTTAATCTTATCCAGGTGTAGATGCCAAAACCAAAAAACATCAACCATGATACAATCAAGGCACAAGTGGTAAGGAATAACTGCATTTGTAATCTACGCATATTTTGATTATATACTATTTTTATTTAAAAGTATTGAGTTTTGGGCAATATTGTCTAATTAATTCAAGTTCACGGGTATGTGCTTGCGCTTTACCTCTTACTATATCGACAATGCCATAAGTAAAAGCACCAGTCCCATAGCTACGAATATTATCATATAACCCCCAATTTTTATCTTCAGTAAAAGCCCTCTGCACGTGCTTTCTAATACGTACATGAAGTGATTTTTTGACCGTACTATTCACACCAGTAATACCAATATACTGTTCGTTTGTGATAGCATTGGTGATCACATAGATAATGTGATTACGATCCGAGCGGCGTTTTCTAGTCATAGATGCTATTATAGCACTATGCGGATTTATTGTCAACTTTGGCTAAATGTTGTTTTTTTATTAATTCTAATGAGTCTGTTAACAATTTGTCAACCCGTTCATCTACGTCTGTTTCCCACGGGCAACTCTTGTATTCTTGATAACTCATTTCTTCAGGCATCTTATTACTGTAGGGGATATTACGCCAATAATAATGCCCCTGTTTGATCTTTAGAAGCCCCACATGACGTTGATGGATGTGGATTAGTTCATGCACTACTATTTTAGGAAGTTGCTCTAGGGAAAGATTGATGTTTACCCCAAAACGATTTGTTACATTTTTGTCAATGCCACCATATACGTTATCTAGAAACGGGTATAGACAAACTTGCAACTTTTTTGGAAGTTCAATAAGGGAACCCAATGCATTTGCAAGTGATTTAATCATTTGTTCATGCACTGGGCTTTTCTGACTGTTTTGATAATAAAAAACTATTTCAATCAATGCAACGTCCTGCTATCAACAAAATCGTAATACTGATGAACCTGTTCTATGATATCATCTTTATTGTACCCCAGTTGTGCTAATAGGGGTAAAATTTCTACAAGTACTCCAAATACTGCTGTACCATATATGTAATCTTCGTCCTCATTACCAAAGTCAAATTCATGCAATAATGGCATTATTTTTGTTTCAATAAATTCACTTGCTTTTTTACCACTTTCTTCATACTGCCAATCTTCATAAACTTCTTCTTCTAATTCTTCTACTTCAGTTATTTTGCTCATGATTGGGCTCACTAAGTTATGTACTACTATTTTATTTATGTCTGTATGCTTTTTAAACTTCTTTCAATAAGAAGTTTTCTTTCCTTACTGGACCTAGCACCTAAGATTACTAAATTATAAAGTTTATCTTTTTTGCTTACAAGCATTGTAATACAAAATCCTGCTGCATTTGTAAATCCTGTTTTGATAGTTACAATGCCTTCTTTACCAAAAAAGTTTATAGTAGGTCTAGCAGTGATGGTATATGTCTTTTTGCCTTTAGTTGCTTTTACTCTATAATCTTCGCTTTGTGCTGCTTCTCTGACGATATTAAATTGACTAACAGCATTGGTTAAAAATATAATATCTTTAGTTGAACTGACATTGCCTGCACTCAATCCAGTAGGATCATAAAAAACTGTATTATCCATTAACAATTCTTTAGCATTTCTATTCATTGAAGTAATGAATGCATCGTACCCACCTAAGTAGTTATCTGCTAAAGTTTTTGCAGCTAAATTGTCACTATGAATTAGTGCCATCATTATCAAGTCTTTTCTTGATAATTGCATTCCTTTAGAAAGGCGTGTGTGGTTAGACAATGTACTAACTACTGGAATTATTTCATTCATATCCTGCTTAGCATTGATAACAGTATAGACTGTCATCAACTTGCTAATACTAGCAATGCTACCGCGATGTTCAGGTAATGTATTTTCTATAATTTGATTATCAGTTATATTCATCAGCAAAACGTTAGGATTCGTTTGAATGCCGTAATTACGTTTTTGATGTTTAACAACATGATGTTTGCTTTGATGTTTTTTTGTTCTTTTAACTTTAGTGTGTGCCTCTACACAAGTTGTTGAAAACAAAAATAACGTTAATAATATTAATTTATTCATATAGTATTTAACACGCATGTAACATTGTACAATATACACAGTTAAAATACTAGTGAATAGGACTATAGAATATAGCCAAAAAAATAGACCCCGAAGGGTCTATTTACATAACAGGACCGTTTCCGTTCCTAAATCCTACAGTACCACCTTCTTCTTTAATACGTTTGATTACATCTTCAAACAGTATAGGGCGATAATCTGTATGTTCTACGCAAACGCAGTGATAGCGCGGGTCAATTTCGTATTCACCGAAGATTTCTGCTTTTACTCTGTTGTAATGCAGATGTCCATGAATGTTTGTACCAAATCGTGCTAAGCTTTCACTGTGCATTGGGATATGACTTAATATCATACCGTTCATCACATGATAACCACGGATATCTCTAAAGTACGGGGTATACTCATCTAATCTAAAGATATCGTGATTACCCTTAATCAATACTTTATCGCCATTTAATCTGGCTAGAGTTTTCAGTGCTTTGCGATTAATTACAACGTCACCAAGATGATAAACTTTATCGTTAGGGCGAACTGTTTCGTTCCAACGCTTAACCATTTCTTCATCCATTTCTTCTGGATTATCCCATGGTCTAAGTTTCGTACCATCGTCACGCAGGAATCTACATACGCCAGCATGACCAAAATGTGTGTCACTAACTAAAAATACTGCTGGCATATTGCCTCCTAAATAATTGGTTGCGGGAAACAGGAATCGAACCTGATATTTCTGGCTTATGAGACCAGCGAGTAAACCGTTTCTCCCTCCCGCACTGACTTTAACCTGTTCTATGGATAATATGATAGCCAAAGTTTGTTTGAATTGGCTCACTCATTTGTCCTACATCTAAACCAAATGCAGCATCTTCAAAAGGCTTTACCATCTGACCTTTTGTAAATGTACCTAAATCACCACCTTGTGCTTTGCTAGGACATTTTGAATTTGCTCTTGCAACATCTTCAAATTTCCTACCTGAAATGATATCATTTCTTAAACCAGCAGCTTTTTCTAAACTCTCTACTAAAATGTGACTTGCACGAATTGTTTGCATTTTTCTATCCTTTAAAATTGTAAGGCTACTCACTCCCATAAGCCCCTTACTGAGTTGTTACCCTGTCCACTGACGGTCCTTATGGCTCGTGCCAGCTAAACCTACGATTTTTCTATCACCCATGTAAGCGGGCTTTGAGGCTGTCATCGTATGAGCCCTAGCGTTATGGTGAAGCTAATTACCCCCTTTTATAACAGAGAAGGGACTCTGGGATACTTGGAGCAACGGGTGAGATTCGAACTCACGGCTTTAGGGTTTTGCAGACCCTTGCATTGGGCCTCTCTGCCACCGTTGCATGTTTATTTCAGCAAATCAATTAAATTGTTTCTTGCTTCTTCAGTCAGAAATAATTCACATTTAATTTGATCTTGTGGATACTTTGCATTATCCCAATGTGTGTAGATTCGTAGAATTTTAAACTGAGCAGGATGAACACAATCCTCTAATTCTGCGTATGTTTTAAATCCATCATTATTTGAGAGTAAAATTTTCATATTCACCTTTTTTGTTTGGCATCCCGGGAGGGACTCGAACCCCCACAAACGGTTTTGGAGACCGTTGTGCTGCCATTACACCACCGAGACATTTTTATCTTTGTTTATACAAATACTCTTTACCAATAATACCTTTTTCAATTTCATTTAATGCAGTAACACAATCACGATTTTTAGTACCTAATGTACTGCGATGTCCACTTCGCAATTCACGTACTCTATTGCTTGCAGCAAGAACTAATTCAAATCTGTTAAGTGTTTTATTTTTATTATCCATTTTCTTTTTCCTATACATTTGGTAGGGGATAACGGGGTCGAACCATTGACCTTCGCCTTGTAAGGGCGCTGCTCTACCACTGAGCTAATCCCCTATTACTGGTGCGCAAGGAGAGACTTGAACTCTCAATCCTTTCGGCACTGGCTTCTAAGACCAGCGTGTATGCCATTCCACCACTTGCGCATAATACTTGGTGCCCGGGGCCGGACTCGAACCGGCACGCCTATTAAGCGAAGGATTTTCTTACCACTATAGCTTTCGCTACCATTTCTGTTTGTGGTCTGGACTATACCTTCATCATAGCTGTCGCCTTAGATGCCCGCCGTCTAGTCTCTACACCTTCAACAGTACTTCTACTGAAGCTTGGCTCGGTATTAGCATTTAACAGCCTTCACCGAATTTGACGGGTTCTACTCCTAAGATTTCTCCTAGGGCACTCAAATTATCTTCAAGTCCTTTGTGTCTACCATTTCACCACCCGGGCATATAACTTATTTGCTCTTGTGTAATTTCCTCCTTTAGGAGAAAGTCCTACTTTTCTTAGTGCTTGATGTATATTACTACATTCCTTTAATGCTGTCAACAGTTCTTCGTCCGAAACTTTCACTTTTCCTGTGTTAATGTTTCTACCTCTCCACGTTGGCGTTAACGCATGACAATTACAACATAATAATTTAAGATTTTCTCTAACATTATTTCTGTTATCACCGTCTATATGTTCAAGTTCTAATGGGACAGGATAATTTTTCCATTCTTCTGTTCCACAATCTTCACACTTATGACCACGCTCTTGAATTAAAACAGTTTTATGACTTCCTGAACCATCGTATGCAAAACTAGTATTAGAATAATTCCCTTTATTCCAATTCATTTTAGTTTTAACATCATCAGGCAATTTAGCATAAACTTCTTTAGCAGTTGGTCTTGCACCTAATTTGTAGGATTTTTTTCCGCCTTCTGAATTTTTCTTTTTAATTTCACTGCATCCAGAAGTTGTCTTAGAGCAACACGATTTGCCGTTTTTTAACTTAAACTCTGCTATTTCTCCACATCCATAATCGCAATACATAGTCGTTCTCCCTGTATTGTATTTATGCGGTAGACAAAATTTTCAGTTAAAATTCTTTGGAGCGGGGTAAGAGAATCGAACTCTCGGCTTTAGCTTGGAAGGCTAAGGTATTACCATTATACGAACCCCGCATTTGGTGCCTCCACCTGGACTCGAACCAGGAACCAACGGATTATGAGTCCGCTGCGCTGACCAATTGCGCTATAGAGGCATTCTAACTTTTAAAAGAACATTCAAGCAATATAGATATTATACTGCCTACTACTTATATTGTCAACTACTCTACAAAATCATCTGACCCAAAATACTCTGCTACTTTTTCCTTTGCTTCTTCTTCATTTAATGCAGGAATAGAAACTGTAGCGATGTTATCTTTTATGTGAATATTAAAGGGCACTATACCAACAGGTAACCAGTTATCTTCAACACGAACCTTAATTGTAAACTCTTTAAGATTCATCAATCTATCAATTACTTGTTTTGTGATATCCTTTGGATGTGGCATAGTTAATTAATTGGTGCCCTTTGACAGAATCGAACTGCCAATAGATGATTACAAATCAACTGTTATACCATTTAACTAAAAGGGCGTATTATTACTTAGTTCTACTATCTATAGCACGTTGAATTTTATTCTTGTGCTTTGATCTACATGTTTCAAGCATTTTAGTAAGTTGTTCTACGTTAAGAGGACCTAACTTAGGCTTACCTGTTTTTGTTTTCATTGGGTCACGCTTTGAATCTTTTTTTGCACTCATATAATCCTCATTATAAATTTGGCTGCTCAACCTGGGCTCGAACCAGGGACAAACGGATTAACAGTCCGGTGCTCTACCAACTGAGCTATTGAGCAATAAAACTTGGCGGAGCGTATTAGATTCGAACTAATGGTACACATTTCTGCATACGACGGTTTAGCAAACCGCTGCCTTCGACCCCTCGGCCAACGCTCCTTAAAAATATTTACTTAATACTGATATCCTCAATTTTTTTATCAAACTCTAAACGACTGAGCAATAGAGTATAAACTAGATAAAACAAACCTGCAAATGCAATACCACCTACAACATAAACAGGCAAATAATGTGCTAATGTTGCTGAGATAAAAGTTACAGCAAAAAATGCAATCGTTTGCAAAACTGCCTTAAATTTAATATTCATACAATGCCTTTCCACTAAAGAAACATCATTCTACACTAAACAGGATTTAAAGTCAAGTGTTAAGTGTGTTATCTAAATTTTAACTTTATCCAAAAATTGTTGCATAGTTTGCAACACACTACCCCAATCACCTATTGCTGGTTGTCTGAATATTCTAGCAGAGCTATACCAAGGATGCAAGGATGTGTTTAATAAATATCTCCAATCAACTGCATAATTATTCAGTGGAATCCATAACGGTTTACCCATTGCACCAGCTAAGTGTGCTATAGCAGTGTCTACACTTATAATTAAATCTAAATGATGTAATAATCCTGCAGTATCTCCCCAGTGCCGTATGCTACTAGGAAATACTCGCAATGAAGAATTTAATATATAAGGCGTTTCTTCTTCATTTGCATCTGCTAATAAGTTAATCCACTCTATGTCAGGTCTTTCATAAACAAGCTGCAACATTCTAGCAACATGCATGCCTTTATGTTGATTGATCCAACTGTCTTTTCTACCACTCCAACATACACCAACACGCATTTTTGTTTTAGGTCCTAAACGTTCACGCCAAGGTTCTATATACTTTGGTATTGCTTCAATATAAGGTCTACTATCTAAATTATCTAATGTGATGTTCAATACTCTAGCCAGTGACATGGTAGTAATATAGTAATCGTAATCTATTAGGTCGTCACGATTATCAGAAACTTGATATACGTAAGGATTATTTTCAAACAACTCACTCATACCCATATGAGTATGAAATAAAACTTTACCACCTAATTCTGAAACATTTTTAAAAAATCTAACGAACTGTATGGTGTCCCCTAATCCTTGTTCCCAAAGAACTAATAACTTTTTATCACGTAAATCTTGTCCTTCCCACATAGGCTTACCTAAATTGGGCAGTGTTCCTGCTAAGTGTTCGTATTGCCAGCGCCACTCATATTGTTTAAATCCACGTTCTAAATCACCAGCTAACAAATATGCTACACTTAGATTAAATTGTGCGGTAACATAATTTTCATCTAATGCAACTGCATGTTGTAAGAAAGGTATTGCACGTTTTGGTTCACCCATTTCACGCAATACATTACCATAATTATTCCATGCATGTATGTTTAATGGCTCTTTTATAAATGCTTCTGCATAACACTCTAATGCCTTTTCAGGCTCAGTGTTATTCCTATAATTATTTCCTATATGTACTAATTCGTCTGGTGTCATAATATTTTGGCGGAAGAAGTGAGATTCGAACTCACGGAGGCTTTTATCCCTCGACGGTTTTCAAGACCGCTGCCTTAAACCACTCAGCCATTCTTCCTCTTTAAAATCATTGCTACATATGTTCCTGCAAATGCCCCAAGCAATGCAGGAATTAAAAGACTAATATCTTTTACGAAACTTACTAGTGCAAAACTATATATTAACATAACCAATGCAGCAAGTGTGCTGGCAATTAAAGGTTTATTTTCAGCAATTGCTTTTATATAGTAGGTGTTTACTATATCAGTAAGAAACACAGCGAAAAATGTAATTATATAGCTCATTTTGGTTAGTCCTGCAGGAATCGAACCTGCATCAATGCAATCGGAATGCAGTATCTTATCCATTAGACGAAGGACTATCTTCTATTTTTTTATGATAATACGGGTATGCTAACGCAAAGTAGACATAATCTTTTTCGTCATAGAAAAGTATATATCTAGAATTTTCGGACGTTTCAAATTTACAGCTAGGATTTTTTTCTTGCCAGTTTAATAACAATTCTCTATGCATCCTTACTTTAGCTGGCATAGCATAATAAGGATTTGATGTTTCGCAAATTTCAACAATTATCATAAAATTGGAGCGGGTGAGGAGATTCGAACTCCTGACATTTTGCTTGGCAAGCAAACATTCTGCCCCTGAATTACACCCGCTTGAAACCTTAATTAGTTTCTTTTGTTTCTTTTACTTCTGCATCTACTACTGTTGGATCACCTGGCGTTACTTCAGCGTTTGGATCACCATTTGGCATTTCTTTATTACGCTTTTCTGCTTCATACTTGATAGTTTCACGATATAGATTGCCCAACTCCTCTGCTGCTTTATCCATATCTTCTTTGCTATCACCTTTAGCAGTTTCTTTGTACTTAGTCAATGTATCAAGCAATTTAGTTTTTTCATCTTCAGGTATATAACCTTCAAGATTTGTAATTTGATTTTCTAAATTACTAATGTTACCATCTAATGCATTTCTTGCTTGTACAAGTTCAACTACTTTCTTATCTTCTTCTGCATTAAGCTCTGCGTCTTTAACCATGCGGTCAATTTCATCGTCACTTAATCCAGAATTAGCTTTGATAGTAATTTCTTTTTCTTTGTTGGTTTTCTTATCAACTGCTTTAACAGATAAGATACCATTCGCATCAATGTCAAATGTTACTTCAATTTGCGGCATGCCGCGTGGTGCAGGATCAATGCCTTCTAAATTGAATTCACCAAGTGCTTTATTACCACTCACAACTTCACGTTCACCTTGGAAAACTTTAATTGTAACTGCAGGCTGATTATCATCTGCTGTACTAAAAGTTTGACTTGCCTTTGTAGGGATAGTAGTATTCTTTTTGATAAGTTTACTCATAACACCACCTAATGTTTCAATACCAAGGCTTAATGGTGTAACATCTAACAATAGAACATCTTTACGATCACCACCAAGAACTTGACCTTGAATTGCAGCGCCAACTGCAACTGCTTCATCAGGGTTTACATCTTTACGAGGTGCTTTGCCAAAAAACTTTTCTACTGCTTCTTGTACACGTGGCATACGTGTCATACCACCAACAAGGATAACTTCATCAATTTCATTAAGTGGTATACCCGCATCACGTACTGCTATTTCGCAAGGCTTGATACTACGCTGAATTAAATCTTCAACTAAGCCCTCAAATTTTGCACGTGTAATTTTGACATTCAAATGCTTTGGACCTGATGCGTCGGCAGTAATGTAAGGTAAACTTACATCAGTCTGTGTTGAACTGGATAATTCAATCTTAGCACGTTCTGCTGCATCCTTAAGTCTTTGTAATGCTAATACATCTTTTGTTAGATCAACACCGCTTTCCTTTTTGAATTCTTCAACTAGAAAGTCCATAATGCGCTGATCAAAATCTTCACCACCTAAAAATGTATCCCCATTAGTGGAAAGTACTTCGAATTGTTTATCATCATCCACATTAGCGATGTCAATAATTGATATATCAAAAGTGCCACCACCAAGATCATAAACAGCGATTTTGCGATCCTTCTTTTCACTCTTATCTACTCCGTAGGCTAGTGCTGCTGCAGTTGGTTCATTTATAATACGTAAAACTTCAAGCCCAGCAATTTTTCCAGCATCTTTTGTTGCTTGACGCTGACTATCGTTAAAGTACGCAGGAACCGTAATAACTGCTTGTGTTACTTCTTCGCCTAAAAAATCTTCTGCAGTTTTCTTCATCTTACGTAAGACTTCTGCACTGATTTGTGGCGGAGCAAGTTTCTTATCATTTACCTCTACCCATGCGTCGCCATTGTCTGCTTTGACAATTTTGTAAGGGATAAGATCAATATCTTTTTGTACTGCTTCTTCTGTAAATTTACGACCAATTAGCCGCTTTGATGCGTAAATTGTATTTTTTGGGTTTGTAATAGCCTGACGTTTAGCAGGAGCACCTACCATTATTTCGCCATCGTTGATGTAGGCGATAATACTTGGTGTTGTTCTTGCACCTTCGCTATTCTCTATTACTTTTGGGTTTTTGCCATCTACAATGGCTACACATGAATTGGTCGTACCTAGGTCAATACCTATAATCTTAGACATATTTTTTCTCCTTTAAATTAAGCAAGATTTTTTTATCAGTGCCCGTAAGGCGCATCTGATATATATATTTATACATTGTTTTCCATAAAAAAACAATAGAATGTGGTAGCAGAGTTGGTTAATCTAAATATCCAAAACCCCAAATACGTTCTTTGCACCACCAACAATTACCACAATGACGATCATTAACTGTTGTACTCTCACAGGATCTTGTTATCTTATATAAATCTTCTATACCCAATTCTTTATATAACATAGCGATTTTCTGTTTGTTTATGTTTATAAACGGTAAACTATACGATTGAGTAAACTTTGGATAAGAAAACTCCTTGTTTTGAAAAAAATGCCATGGTATCTTAGACAGATTATCATAATATGTATCTAACTGAAGTCCATGATCTATGCCACCTTGGGCAGCAACATCAATTGTATCAAAATCAACTATTGCACCATTTGGAGGAGGCCTTGTAAAACCAAAATATAAAGTATCAACTTTAATTGTTTGCATGTATTCAGCCAACATAACATTGTCAGTTGTTTTATGTTTTGTCCAATGTGTATGAAATCTCAAATTGTTGGGATCAAACTCTGTCATGTCCATAACTCTGTTAATGACTTTTAGTGCATTAATAGGTTCACGATAATTACTTTTACCATTAGCAGTTGAAAAAATATGTAATGGTTGTTTGATGTTAGACATTAGTATATACAACATTAAAGCACTGTCAGCACCACCTGATACATAGGCACCTAAGTTTCCATCATAGATATCAAATGTAAAATCGTTATATTGTATATTTTTCATAAAATTATTTATGTACCATATAACATAATCAAATATTTGGTAGCAGGAGAGGGATTCGAACCCCCGATAGCTTCCGTATGAAGGAAGTGCATTACCACTTTGCTATCCTGCCAATATTAATTCTCGTCAATGTCCTTGCCATCGTCTTTGTAAAACTTATCTTGTTTGTGCTTTTTTTCTTGCATGGTTTCTTCACCAAAAAACTTGCGAGGATTACCGCACATAGTGCATTTAGGATCACCACAATTAAAAATTTTTGTTTTGTGATGACGATGAGGTTGTTGCATAAAAGGCATTTTACTCATGCTAGAACTAAGTTTATGATAACCATAGTTCTTTGCAAGTTGCATTTGTCTTTTGATTTTTACTTCTTTTTGGTGTAGTCTCTCACTGTGTGTTAGTTTATCTTTTTCATCTGACATAACTACTCCTATAATATTGGTGGAGAGTCTAGGAATCGAACCTAGTTCCGCGGCTCTTCAAACCGCTGCTGAATGACCACACTAGCTCACTCTCCGTATTTAGACATTATGGCTTTTTATAAATAACAATTTTATGATCTTCTAAAAAAGGATACGAATACTCTTTAATTTTTAAAAACCTATTATCTAAGTAAGAAAAAACATCAAAATAATCATTGAACCATATTATACTATTATCTTCCCTCCAATCGCCGGGAACTAATCTTTCTTTACTGTTGTTGAGGCATACAAAATAGCCGTTAGGTGTTAGAACGTCAAAAATATTATCAATTTCTTGTATGGGCCTTTCAACGTGTT